CTTTGGAACGTCGGCAAGGCTCTTAACTCCCTCGCCAACGTCGAAGAAGAATTTAGCAATGGCAGCTATTACTGTAGCCATCAGACCCTTCTTAATAGCTCCTTCAACCTTCTGTGGAGTCATATCAGTAAACAGATCCATGATGTCAGCAATTGTACCGTTAACATTTTGCTTGATCTGGTTAAATGTACTATTCTCGTCAGTGAACTGTGTCGTGCAGAAATCCATAAGAGCGGTAAAGAAATTTCCTGCACTCTCCATTGAGGTGCCGACATAGCCATCTGCACCCTTCCAGAGGTTTGCAAGAGCATCGCCAACCGACTTGATAGAATCAGCAGCTCCTTTGGTAAATATTCCAAGGAAGTTCTTCACATCAGGAAGATGATCTGCCAAGAAATTGATTGCCTTTGTTCCCTTGTCGAGGAACCATTCAACAACGCCAGCTACAATCTGACTTAATTTCTCTGTATCAATACTTGCGAATGCCTTCTTAGCAGAATCAATACCTTCAGTTACAAGCTGTACAATGACATCTTTCAGTTTGATTATCGATTCTGTAAACGACTTAACGATTGTACTGTTCGAAAGTTTATTCCATACTTTAGAAATAAATTCACCAAATACGTCTATGAAGTGATTAACTGACTTGGTTGTATCTTCAAAGAATTTGGAAATCTTATTCTCGCCAGATAGCGTATCTCGGAAAGCAGCCACCTTATCGCCAAGATTAGCAAGTTTCTCGACAATAACATCGAATACTGGTAGCAGTTTATTGAATAAATGACCCGCTACATCTCTAATGGTTTTTGTAAATTCGGAGAAGACTTTACGGACAATATCCACAGCTGCAAATACACCATGGAATATACGTACCATGTTCCAATATCTTGTATTGGCTTTCTCCTGTGCTTCGGTCAGTTCTACAGTCTCTTCAGTTACTTCCTGAAGCTGTTCAATCTTTTTCGCTTCATGAGCGGCAATATCTTCGTCAAGGAGTTTGTATCTGAAGCTGCAATTACGGAGCTCATTTACTCTATTTTGAACCATCTCGTACGAATAGCCCAATTCACGGAGCATCTTCACACGTTTCTGGCCATTACCGTAATCTCCACGGTTTACCGCTGCAGCAAGCTGTTCCAGAACCGGAGTAGTCTTACTAATAGGGTCGAGAACATCCTCGGCCGCTTTTGCGAGATCTTTAACCGGCTTTGTTACTGCAGCGACGCCCGTCTGAGCCACTGAGGCTACGTCTTCGATCGCGACTTTTGCTTTATCGAGCGGGTTATAGAGATTCTCCATAAATGATGCAACTTTAATAGAGAAATCTCGAAATTTAGTGGTAAGAGTAATCAGCTGAGCCGCTCGATCTGATTCGGAAATGCCAAATACAATATCCCATGCGTCTCCGATCGGACCTAGAATATTCTTTACACCAGTCCACAGGTTTCCAATTGCTTCATATAGCATGTCGTAACCTGAGGCCATCTTTTTAAGAACCGTACCATCTTCGGCTACTTCGAGAACACCAGAGTGCCACATTGAAAGAATCGAGTTACGTCTTTCGCCACCGCCGGCAAATACTTCCCAAAGCTCATTCGCTAATGATGTCCAAATTTTCTTAGCTTCTGTGTAGTTACCGAAAATATGTTCAAACGACTGCATCCAGCCAGTTGAAACAGCGTCCTTAACAGAGCCGATTGCTTCCTCGAATGTCTTGGCTTCCTGAGCTGCTTTGAACGCCTTTCGACCAAGTTCCATCTGTTCCGAACCGAGAACGTTTAACTGCTTGGTGAGAGTCTCAACAGACATTCCTGTTTCCTGAGAAGCTTTCGCCATGTTAAGATTTCCCGTTTTGTACTCGTCAACCATTTCGATTATTCGTGACGCGGTCAAGCCTGTAGCATCAGAGAACTCGTACAATTTGTTAGTAAAGTCACCGTAATTTTTCAATGCTTTCTGCAATACTTCACTTGTGAACCAACCTTTACTAAGTTCAGCGTTAAAGTTCGTAACCGATACCATTGCGTCCTTGGTGTCTTTTACGAAAATTTCTTCACCACGCTTTTCCAAAGTGCCCATCTCCAGAGCTGTCTGAATTACGGTTTCCTTGAATTCGGTGGTCGCCATGTTAGCGTTTTCGATTGATTTCCAGTCGATGAGTTTTACAGATCCGGTAGAAATAGCCTGGGCTAAGTTATACATAGCTCTGCTGGCTTCGTTTACATTAGCACCAGAGATAGCTGCCCAGGTAGAAATACCCTGCATTGATGTTACGGCAGAATCCAACTTAATACCGTTCGAAGTAAACTTACCGATGTTACTAACCATATCCAGAAAACTGTATGAAGTTTCATCGGTGAACCAGTTAAGCTTTGTCAACTGTTCGTTTACGTATTCCATCTGCTCGCCCTGGTCTTTAAAGTCTTTAGCAGTGGCGGCCATGATTGTCTGAACGGCTGTGGTCTTCTGACCATATTTAGTGAAACCAGCGGAAACCTGATCGATGGACACTGACTTGACGAATCGTTCCATCATAGCCATTCCCTGGTTCGTTAATCTAGTTAAAGCAGCAACACCGATAACTTCCATAGCTGAGAGCTTGTTAGTTACACTCTGAATTGCTGTCGTAACTGGATTCATGTTAAAGTGGTTACCCGCATTTTGAAGATTCTCTAAACTTTTTGCGGACTTGTCAAAGTGCAGGGCAGCTTTTAACTTATCTAAGGTGCTCACGCTCTGACTGACGTTCTTTTCGAAGTTACTGTTGTCAAATCGCATCTCGACAACGCGCTCTTCAATTGTCGGCATTAGCTAAGAACCTCCTTCCATGCTTCTTCTGCAATTTTGTCAAATATAGGACGCATAGCTGGGTTGATGTAGTCTCGTCCTTCGACATATCCACCAGTTGCTGTGCCGTGACCGTATTGCAGAATAATGGCAATGGGCACACCTTTGTTACGATTGGAGTTCGTCCATGTAATCGTGATGTGCCCTTCGCCTTGTGTGATCTTGTATCCCCATGAATCAGCGGTCAAACCTGTATCAACAGGAGTTGCCATAGCTAATGCATCGACTCCCATCTGCCCGTAGTAATCGAGTTTCTTAAAAAAAGACCGGCTGAGCAATTTGTCAAAGTACCGGTCTGTCTTATCAAAGTTTCCTTTTAGTTTAACGCTAATCATAGAGGAACCTCTCTTAGCCTTTCGTGTGCATAGCTTTTCTTCTAGCAGCATTAAGGCTCTTGTTTTGTCTAAGAATATCGTTCTTACCCATCTTCTTCGGATTATTCAGCTCATTGCAGACACGAATAAGAGTCAAAAGACGGTTAATATGCCACTTCTGGCATTCGAACGGGATTTGAAGAGCTATCATCTGATAATAGATCTCTTCAGAAGTTATGATTTTCCGAGACGGCCCGGTACGCTTGTTATCACGAAAAGTTGTAGCGGTCATAGGGTCGTCAATGTAATTCTGTATTTTTTCAAGTTCCGAATTCGGAATATACTTGTAGATTTCAGGATTAACGTTCTGGGTTAAGGTCATAAAGCGGATATAGTCTTCCATTTCCTCATCGGACATGGTTTTGTTATCAATGCTTAGAAAGCTTTTCTTCCACTTTGACTCCCATTTTGAAATTGAGACTAAGGAATGCTCAAGACACAGAGTTTGACCTTTTAGGTTGATAAACTCTTCCTTCTTTTCGTCGTACAATTCAATGTCCGGTATCGTAATCTTTAGCATTCAGCGCACCTCCATCAGGAAGTCAGCTTCTCAAGTTCCTTTTTAGCCTCAGCATCAACTTTTTCACGGAGCTTCTTAGGCAGAAGTCCGTTGAAGAAATCGGATGCGGCTTTGTCATTTGTAGCAAGTTCCATAAACAGGTTGGAATATGCTTCTGTCTGAGAGAAATCCTCAGCAAGTTTATGACCGTCGCGAACTTTAATGAATCTCTTACCATCGTCCGTCTTTTCGCCATACGACAGAAGAATAAGCTCTTTAAACAGAGCAATCAGTTCCGGTTCGCTCTTCGCGGCTACGATTCTCTTAGCGTATCTTTCCAGACCGCCTTCTTTGGACATAGCCAGCTCAGTCAGTTCTGCTTCAGACAGGTTGAAATAAAAATCTTCAGTTCTTTCGTTGTCAAAGTAATCTGTGTACTTAATTGTCTTCTTAATCATATAGTTTTATCTCCTTTAAAAATAAAAGGGCGCACTAGAGATCTGCCCAGTACGCCCTTATGAATATAGCTTGAGCTTATTTGAAAATATCAATAACTGCATCCGGAAGAGGCAGCTGAGCTTCAGCATTATCTCCACCGTACAGCAGAGCTTCGAGCTGCTTCAGCTTTGTTTCATCGGCTTTTGTGGAGTCGATTGTGATTGTGCAGCAAGGCTTATGATCTTTAACAGCAACCGGAGTGGAATTGCATTCCCAAGAGAATGTGATAGCTTCCGGGCTGTCGTTTACAGATGCGTAGTTTCTTGCAGACGGAGAGCATGTGGAATTGTATACCAGGTGCAGTTTGTATCCGTAGTCATTATCTTCCGGGTCATTACCGACGATGGTTCTG